TCAAGTTGCGAGCTTGGCTTTTTTTGCTTTACATAGAGCAATTTCCGCTGCCTGATAAGACGTGCCAAATTCTTTTGAAATTTCTGACGGTGTCAGCGTGTATATCAGATGATCCGGCATAAGCAATTTACTTGCAAATGTGTTAGCCTGCCATTCTGGATCACAATATGTAACAACACGTCCGCCGTCACTCCTACACAACTGCACACCTGAACTATGAAGAACATAATGCCCTAGCTCGTGTGCCAACGTAAACCTGTCACGTCCACTACCATTTAACGCTCTATCATAAACATCTTCACGGACGACAATACTGTTTGCCACGTTATCAAAATATGCGTATGTATCGGGCATCTCATTTTTAGCAACATATAAATACGAAAATTTTGGGTCTATTTCAGGCAACACAGTTTCTATGAACTCAACAATCGGAAAATATGTACGATCGTATAAGTTGAGTTTTCTGCGAAGTCTGTTGGTCAAATGTAAAATGTCATCTGTGCTCATCGGTTTTGCGATGAATTGACTCAATACTGATCACCTCTTACTATCAAGAATTTTAATTAAACTGTTAATCTCATCACTTGTAAGCGAGTCAATCTTCCGTGCAAAGATAAGTCCCAAATTTGTTTGCTCGGTCGAATACCCTGCTGTGCTAATTGAGATTTCGTTTACGCTCCGGAAATAAGCTTCCTTAAGCTCTATTGCCTTTTCCGAATCCAAATCATAAGCGTTTATGATCTTACCCACTAAATCTTCGGTTGGCCGTTTCTTGCCATTTTCAACAGCAGACAAGTAGGCTGATGTAACTCCAACTTTACCAGCCATATCCTTAAGTAGGAGACCATTGTCAATACGATATCTTCTGAGAAATTTGCCGATTTCTGTCAACATCTTTTACGCCCTCCCTTCGATGATACTATTATAACACATCAATTTAACTTTGTCAAGTGATTTTTCAAAAAAGTTTTCCTGAATTGTTGATGTTGTTTTAATCAGCAGTTATCAGAAATAGAACATAGTGCTTTGGTGCTTCATAACAAAATCAGCCGACAAGGAATAATCCCTGTCGGCTGTCTTACTGTCTACTTTATCTTCTTTGTAATCTCGTCGCTGAGCTTCTTGATGAAGTTCACGCCTGCGATACCGTTCTCATAATATCCCCACTTTTTCAGCAGGGTATTAACTGCCTTTGCAGTACCTTTTCCGTATGTACCGTTCTTGTCCATGCCCACACTGTGAAGCTTGACCGCCTTTGCAAGAAGCAGCAGTTCCTTGAGTGCAAGCACACCGTTTGTTTTGTTGCCCTGCTTGTAGCCTGTCTTGTCAAGCACTTTCGCACTTATCTTGCTCTGGTTCTTTGGTCTCAGGAAGCCTGCAATGTGGTCGTAAGTATGCTTGACCTTAGTGCAAGCTTTTCCGCTCCAGTTTTGGTCATACGAATAAAAATAACTCGTGTTGCCCTCACCGGTGCAGATTGCTATGTGACCCCAGCCGCCATTCAACGTGCCTGACCATATCGCTACATCACCCTTTTTCGGCACGAAACTTGGCGTGTTCTTTACCTTTGTGAAATTTGCTTTCAGCCAAGTGTTCTTGTCGAATAAATCCCAAAAGTGATGTGCGTCATACCAGAAATTCTTGATACCTGAGCCGAAGACCTCGTTGAAATATGCCGTTGCAAGGTCTACACATTGTTTGCCTGCTGCGCCGTCATAGTTAACAGCTACACCATTGTGCTTCTTGATAAACTCATCATATGTCATTTTCTATTCCTCACTTTCGTTTGTATCTTCGTTTGTATCCACTTTGTTTTCCACTGTGATTTTCAGTTTGTGTACGATTTTCACCAAGAATGACGGCAGTGGTATACCTATCACCGCAAGATTTTCCAAGATAGAAATACACTCGTTGATGATAAACCATATCGTCACGATAAGGCCAAAGTAAAAGCTGACGTTTACCTCAATGCCTATCTGCGAAAGTCCTGAGATAAAGAGCCAATCAAGTACGCCTGACACCGCCACCACAAATATGTAGCCGACCTTTTTGAAAAGCCCTTTAAGACCGACACGGCTTGACAACTCACCCCTATTCCATGCTTTCCACATACCTGTAATGTAGTCAATGATCATCACAAGTACCAGAATGACTATAGGTATCGCCATAACACGGAAATACGCTGACAGCCCTGCGGCTATTGCTGATATTATTATTTTTGTTGTGTTTTCTTTCATTACTGCTCCTCACTTTCATATTTCTGTCCTGTGATTTTCTCATACTGCTCAGGGGTTATTTTTCCCCTGTCGGCAAAATCCTTGACCTGCTCAGCAGTGTACAAACCTAAATCATACAACCTCTTGACTTTTCTATACATCTTCCTCTTCCTCTCCAATTAGAGTATCAGTCATCAGTGCAGTATATAGCACCTGAGCTTCCAACTCATCAACCTTTGTAGCCTTCTTTGGTTGGAAGTCTTCTTGTGATAATCCTAACTTCTCAACCATCTTTTTCTGCAACTCTGTCATGTTGTACCTCCCACTTCACTCAGCTTCACGATATATTCTTCTTCATTTTGAACTGGTATCAGATAGCTGTCATTGCCGTTTTTGAACGTGATTGAACCGCCTGCTTCGACTTCGATATTTCGCAGGAAATCATCATCAATCAGGTTTGAAATATCGGTTACGATAGGGTTCGCTAGTTCGTAATACAGGATAACACCCTGCATTGCCTGTTTAAATGCGGCTGCGTCGGTGTAGGTGGTGTCTTTGACCTGAATTTGCGAAACTGTGGTACTACCTCCGTCTAGCGTGAGTGTTTTATCGACAAATACATTGGAACTTCTCGCAACTGTCACATATTTACTGCACAATACATTATAAACGGTTGTTCCAAATACACCTAGATATTTAAAATTGAGATGTTTCACGTACGCATAGAAATGATTTCCAACACTGGAAGTCGTATTAAATTCCCAATCCAGCGTTCCCAAATCCATATTCCCAACACACTGAACGTATCGTTTATTCTCATAATCAACGTAGTTTCGTGCCGTTCCTGCACTCCAGCCGTAGCCAGGCAGTGCCCTAATGGTTTCTGGGATTGGGTAAACGTTGCTGTGGTAGGGGGCGTAGGCTGGCATGGTATCTGATTTGTATATACCATCCACAAGCATTATATCAAATGCGTCAGCTATTGATTGCATGGTTTCTTTGTTACCTGGATAACATGCCACCATAATTTGTGTTGAATCGGTCATATCCCTAGAATTTGTTATAGTTTCTCTGACACCATTCGATGTAATCAGCCAGTTTGCCATTGTGTTGCCATGAACATACACAATTCCAAACGACACATTTGTCGGACACGTTTTTCCGTCTTTCAGGGCTATTTGTAGTGTTTTATTTGTGTCAATTTCAAAACCGTAATACAGACCTAATGCTGCACATTTTTCAACATCAAACAAATTTCGTCCCTGCTCCACAACCTCTGTCACCCCAGCACTAACAATTTCCCCGTCAATGACCTCAGAATGACCGCCCACAGACTTCACTGACATCAGCTTTGCCCCCGTAGGAATAGTCTTCTGATATGCCGTTTCGCTGTCCGTTTCAAACTGGTGCGTGATACCCTGGCCCATATCATATAACGCATTTACACGTCTTGTCAGTTCCTTGTCTGTCTGCTTCACACGTCCTATCTCAGCCGTGTTTTCGGCAATCTTTTCAACCGCTGTAGTGTAGTCATCAGGTAGGCTGTCAGCCACCGCCTGTGCTGTCTGTGCAGCAGTTTCAGCGGCTGTTCTGTCTTCTGCAACCTGTGCGGCGTTTTCTGCCACTGTAGCCTTATCGGCTGTCACCTGCGTTGCCATATCAGCCACCGCCTGCCTGTCTGCCGCAGTGCTGTCAGCGCAGGTCTTTGCAGTTTTAGCATAGCCTGCCGTTATGTTCTTGTCGGCTGTGGTCTGCTGTGCTGATGTTGTCGCCTGCGCTGCGGATATTTTAGCGTTATTCTGTGATGTGACCGCCTGCTGACGTGCGTTTTCTGCACCCTGCCTTGCGGTTTCTGACTGTGCTGCGGACGTTTCAGCCGCTGTCTTTGCGGTTTCAGCACGGCTTGCCGCCTGTTCTGCGGTGTCGGCTGATTTCTCTGCGGCTGTGGCAGATTTAGCGGCGTTATTTGCCATTGTTGTCGCTGTTTCTGCAGCTGACTGCGCCTGTCTTCCTATGGCGTCTATGCGGTCTAGTGCGTCCATAGACACATCGGGCGATGGTACTGCATTATCACCTATAGCCGCACCGATTCGCAGGCGGAATATGCGTGATTTTTTTACTAAAATATACTCATCGCCTGACAGCTTCTTCGCTGCTATCTGACAGCTGACTGTCTGCGCTGACCGCAGTATATCAGCCGTTGGCGTCCATGTGCCGCCTGTGATATCGACCTCATACTGAACGCCGTCGCCGTAGTCTATCGTTAGCACATAGCGGTCTGCGCCGTCTACTGTCAGCCCTTCGACCGACACAGGACGGGCATTAGTTTCACCGACATAGCCCAGCAATGCAGTGTTCAGTGTTACGTCATAATCTGCATTTAATGTTATCGTCATTTAATCACCCCTCTTTACTCTATTGCAATGTAGTCAACATAGTATGTTCCTGTTGGAACGGTTTCCAATGTTGGCCCGTTATTAGCTCCCATGCAGACACTCATATAGTATGACGTTCCTGACCCATAAACGTGGGTGCAGTAGTTCTGATATGGTGTTGGTGTGTCTGTCTGCCGTAGCGTTGCTATTACCTGTTTAGGTGCAAAGGTCAGTCCAAGCGGTATCTGCATCAATGGATTCGCTTTCGTCATCTTGTATTCCACAGTGCCATAGTGTATCTTGCCGGCTCGGCTCAGTATTTCATCGATTTCCTCACCTGCGTGTTGCATAGGATAATCGTTTTCGGTGATATCCTGCGCCAATGTCAAATTTTCATCAGCCATTATCTCGCCCCCCTTAAAGCTGTTCTTCTACCGACAAACCTACCGCAGAAATATCAGCACTCAGTCCGCCGTCAAAAGTAAATCCTAAATTTGTTATTGGTATGTCATAGCTGTCTGCACCGTTGGTGTAGGTCACCACGTCACCTATATCGAAACGTGGGTCACCAAGTCTGTGGTATAGCTCAGTGGTGTACCACGAAAATCCACCTATCCTGCGCCACAGAGATTGTAGCAAAGACTCTGTCATGTATGGATTTTCAAACTCTAGCACACGTCCCTGTGTTGTATCTGTCACACCAAGCGACAGCGTTACATCATCACTCACTTTGCAGATAATGCCCACGATAGCGTTCTGCCTTTCAGACAGTGTTGGCAGGTCTATTGTGTTGTTATCAAGCGTTTTCACCGGTTTGCCATACCACTTTCGGACGTATTTTCCATACCTGTCAACATACCCAAACTCGCCCTGAGCAGAAGCCAGATAGGACAGCATTTGGCGCATGGTCACGTCTTTTGGCACTGAGCTGACCTTGAAATAGAAATACTTTGAGTACAGCACCTTGCCGTTCTTATCTATCAACCTTCTGCCGTTCTTGTCACGCAGTAACCTGACTTCCGTATAATCATTTCCATTCTGCAAACCCAGCTGTCTGCAAATGTCGTCTTCAACGGCTTTATTCCAGTTTGGCATAGGAATATGCGGCACATATGGCTTATCCGAAAAGTACAGCCTGTCCGCCATTGTCAGCAGAACACTGCCGCCCGACTTTTTCGACTTCACACAGGTGAAACGTCCCATTGGTATCTTTTCGTCTGCAAGTATGCCGCTAGTTTCGTAGTCTACGAGATACAGATATGTGTCATACTCTTTGCCGAGAAACGCTGTTTCAGTGTCACTTATGGTCATGTTCCACGATTGCGAACACACGGCACCCAGCTCGATGTCGTCAGACAAGGACGTGCTTTGAGCTGTACTGCTTGCAGATACTATCTTGTCGCCTGTAAGTATGCTGTTTGTGTCTTCAAGCTCCATTCTCCACGTTCTGCAATAGCTCTCTATCTTTGATGATACAATGTCGCTTACTGTGTACATTTATGTCACCTCACCTGTACCGGAATAGGCATAAAGGTCAAGGGAAAGCACCTTGCAAAGCTGTCTTTTCTTATCCCAACCCCACTGCTCGTATGTTGTACCCTCTGCCCTAAAACGTACCGTGACCATGTTGAACGTTTCATCAAGGTAGGTAACAGGAAAATCAGCGTCCTGCACATTCAGAACATACTCGTTTATAATTGCTACTTCCTGCGGTTTAAGATTTGCCCACTCTATGTGAAGCGTGGTCTGTAGCCCCTTTACGTCACCCACATATTTGCAGGTCGAGGAAAGCCCTGCATTATCGGACATTATTTTTTTCTTATCTATTGTGAACGTTGTCGGCACAGCTATTTCAGTATCACCGAATTTCAGATATTCCATTGCATACCTCCTATACAAGCGGTGACTTGCCGTTAAGCTTTGTCAGCGAGTTTATATCTTCTACCACAGCCTTGCCAACAGCTCGCTTGTCTATCTCCACAGTTACATTGATAGGCTGTTTAGTGCTTTTGCCGTCAACAGAGGCATACTCTGCAAGGGCGTTGAGTATAGCCGACCGCATACCCATGTTTGACGTATCAGGCACAGTTTGTGTAGCTGTCTGCTCTCTCAGTGAAGATACATCTATCCTGCTGTCAACACTGCTGGCACTTTGTATTGCAGATCTGACCATGTTTTCAGAAGCCTGCACTGCAAGATACGTTTCATCAGCCACACCCAGTGCATAGCCCTCGCCCACATATCCGCCAAGTGTGCGGAAAACTCTTGAAGGCGAGTGTGAATCCTGTGCAAGTCTTGCGGCGTTTATGCCCCTTATGACCATTTCATTTACTGTGGCACTTACAAATGACATTCTGCTCTGTATGCCGTCTGCGTAGCCGTCTGCGGCGTACTGTCCTAGTACTTCATACGCCGTCCGCATACTGTAGTAGTTTTGTGACGGCAGGTCAACAAGGTCTGCAAGGAGCTTTGCAGAAGAATCTTTCATCTTGCTCATACTTCTGTCAACGTAGTCATTCATTTCGTCAAAAATGCCCTTGCTCTTTACAGAGTATTTCTTGAGTTCCTTATCTGACATATCAACAAAAGCCTTTGCGTAGCCTGCGCCCTTTGGACCCATTTCTTCAAGATTGTTGTAAAAGTCCTGTGAGATAATGCCGTCTGCGACCTTTTTTTTCAGCTTGGCGAGATTGTTCTCCCAATCGGTAAAGCCGTTTATGTTATCGTCAAGATTTGCGATAAGCTGTTCGGCGGTCACATCTGACTTTCCACAGAACTCGTCAAGAAGATCTATCTGTCCGAACACAAGATCGTGCTGGGTTTTGTATGCGTCTGCATACTTGTCGCAGATGTCATTTATCTGCGACAGCGTTTCTTCCGAGAGTTCTGCTATCGAGCCTGTTGTAAGAGCATAAGCGTCGGCAAATTCTTTCTGAGCGATGTTTGCTTCCTCTATGGACTGTCTTACAGAGGAAAGGTCATTGTTTGCTGTTGTAAGTGCACCGTGAGCGGTGTTGAGGGACAGTGCAAGTGCGTCAAAATCATCACCTGTCAAGCCGTCAGCCTTAGCCTGTTTGTACCTTTCCAAAGCCTCGTCATACTCGCTCTGAGCCGCCGCTTGGTTTCTCAGAGCCTCCGCAAGCTTATCCTGCAAGTCCTTTGTATCCTGCATATCCGCATAAGCGTCAAGCATATTGCTCACTGCTGCTACGTTGTTTTTAAGGCTGCCTGTCTGCTCGTCAAGGGTCAGATTAAGTCCGTCTATATCGCCGTTGAGCTGATCTATAATGGATTGCATTTCGGCTTTTTCATCAGCACTTTTATTTTCAGTTTCATTCAGCTCTTTGAGTCTGTCATTGAGTGCACGATAAGAGTCAGCCTGCTTTTTATTACTGTCTGTGCTGTCGGCAAGTTCTTCGTGAAGACTTTCAACGGCACTTTTGGTGGAAAGACATTTGTCCGAAAACTGTTTGACGCTCTCGGACAAATTCACTATACTGCTTTCTGTGACATCTATCTCATTGGCAAAATGATTTATGATCGCACTGCCTATAAGTGCAACTCCTGCAGCGATACCTGCCGCAAGATTTTGAGTTATAGCCATTTCGGCATTCATGGCCGTTGCCATAGCCTTGCCTTGTATCATTTGCAGAGTAAGCCCCTCAAAGGACTTTGTGACCGCAGACACCTTTGACACCGCAATGAATGTCACAATTGCCGCTGTTATGGATTTAAGGGCGTTGTGAACACCCTCTATAACACCCTCTATATTTTCTGCGTCAACGCCCATTTTCTCAAAAAGCTGACCAACTGCTGAATCAAATACCTTTGCCGTTTGAGATACAAAGCTCTTTGCAAGTCGCTTTACGTTACCGAAAAATGTTTCTGTCGAACCTATCAGGTCATTGAAAGCCTTATCAGCATCACCACCTGATGTAAGCACACCAAGAAAGTTCTTGGCGGCAGCTTTCATGCTTGCGAATGAACCTGAAAAGGTGGTGCTTGCCTCTTTGGCTGTTGTGCCTGTGATATCAAGGTTTTGCTGAATTGTGTGGATAGCGTTGTATACGTCACTCAGATTATCAATGTTGTATTCAACTCCGCTGAGCTTCTGAGCGTCCTGCAAGAGCCGTTCCATTTCAGACTTTGTTCCACCGTAGCCAAGCTTGAGGTTGTCAAGCATTGTGTAGTTCTGCTTTGCGAAACCTTGATAAGCGTTTTGTATAGACTGCATATCCGAGCCGAATTTGTTGGCGTTGTCGGACATATCCACCATAGCAGTGTGGGCGACATTTGCAGCCTTTTGAGTGTCACCGCCAAGAGATGAAAGCAACGACGCAGAAAAGCTCGTGACGTTCTCCATATACTCGTTTGCACTTACTCCTGCGGTCTTGTAGGCATCTTGTGCGTTCTTCTTGACGATATCAGCGTGCTTTTTAAAGAGCGTTTCAACACCGCCAAGGGATTGCTCAAGTGCCGCACCCTCAGTGAATGCAGAGGTGACGACCTTGCTTATAGCCGCTCCCACACCTGCCGCCGCTATAGCCTTTTTGAGTTTCGTTGCAAAGCTTTCACCTGTTTTCTCGCCTGCGCTGTCACCCTCGTCGGGCAGATCCTTAAAGAGTTCCTTTATCTTGCTTGTTATTCCCTCAGAGATAGGTATTATCTGCACATATGCGTCTGCAAGCTTAGTTCCCTCCGCCATTACTTTTCACCTCCGATAATTCTTTGTCTTTCCATTTCAAATTCTTCGATACTTCCAAAGCCTCTCGCATTATTCTCTTTATCAGAGCCTATAAGCTTTGATACAACGGTTTCGGGCATATTTATCCCTCTTGCCCCGTCTTTGGTTTTCGCCCATTGAAGCCACGCAAGCTTATCGTATATCATTGCAGCAAGCAAAGTGTCAATGGTGTATTTATCTCCGGAGAGGGACATTTTGCAACGGCTGTCCGGACGCAGACCCACAAAAAGTGTCGCTGCCATTTGAGCTGACAGCGACCTGTAATCAAAAACGTGATAGACCTCTGCAAAATCACAGACAAGAGATATCTCATCACGGTATATCATATGGGCAAGTCCGCAGACAGCCCTCAGACGTTTTTTTGCTTTTCACTTTCAGAGCCTTTGCCACCGAGTATATCGGCAAGCTCTATGAACATTTTGTTCTTTGACACACAGCTTGTATCAGGATCCTTGCAATGATTTTTGAGTTTGTCAAGCTGTCGCTTGTCAAGAAGCTGTCTTGCCACCTTTACGATAGCGCCCACATTGCCTTCATCGACTTCCACGAGCGATTCAAGCAGTTCCCAACTGTCAAGAGCCTTATCTTCGACTTCATATTCAAAGCCGCTTTTTGTGATACCTTTAAGCATATGATCTTCCTCCTGTTACTCAGACTTCAAATGAATGTACTCATAGTGAGAATTGCCACTCTCGTCATTGACGGCAGTAAGCGTTATATTGTAACCCACAGCGTCTGTATCAACATACTTGACCTCGCCAAGTGATGTTACAGAAGCACACGGCACTACGATACGCTTTAAAGCTCCGCCTTTGAGTATAAGCTCGAATACATACACAGCTTCTTCGTCTGAGCCGCCGTTCACCGCCACTGTGATGTCATTACTCGCATTAGCAGTTACGTTATCAGAGCCGTAGACAGTTTTAAGGACCTCTTCACTTAGTCCTTCTATAAGGGTCAGCGTAAAGGTATCACTGCCTGCGTTCGTCATATTAAGCACTACATCTCCGCCCCATGCAGCTACCTTATTGCTTGAACGGTCATTGCCGTTTGACAGTCCGTCCTCTGAGCAGTAGCCAAGACACTTATACGCCTCTGTAAGAGCCGTTGTAGCATCTGTAGGCAGTGCAGTACCCTTTTTTGCACGATATACCGCACCGCCTATCTTAGGCTTGCCTGCGGTAACGTTGTTTGCATTATTGGTGTTTGCCATTGTTATCTCTCCTTTTAATCGTAAAATCGTATATCGAATACCGCCTGATAGCGGTATCGCTTTGTTTCCTCATCGGTGTAGTTGTAGTCGCTGTTCAGCTTGCAGGATATGACATCATCAAGTATCACAGTGTCACGCATAGCTGCCTTGACGGTGTGATTGAGCCTTGCCGCATCGTAAAGGCTGCCGCCGTATGACTGCACGGCGAGGGTCGCCGAAGATAGTCTGTTTTTCTCAGACGAGCCAAGCTTGTCGATGATGATATACTTCTGCGGCGGCTTTGCAGGCTCTTCCATAAACACAGGAACGTCAAGGCTCTTGCTCAGATAGTCCAGTATAACTTCTTCTATCATTTTCTCAGCACCGCCTTTAATATGGCATTGTCCTGCTTTGTTTCCTTTCTCGCCTTGTAGGTCACAGCCTTTATGCTTGCGTTCACACGCTTTTTACCTGAATAGGTGGACACCTCGTAGCCGTCACCCAGCCGCTGTGCCGCTTTGTCGGCAAACTCACGGCATATGTTCTCAGCCTCTTTTGAACGCAGCATTTGCCTTACTGCCTTGCGGTCAAGAACTATCTTCACTTTACCCATACAGTTCCACCTTGACTTTCTTGTTCCAGCTGAGGGGCAGGTTTTCTTCAATGCCCTCAGTAGGGAAACCTATGGTGCAAAATTTCCTGCCGAAAAATTCAACTTCGGTGTTCTCCCAAACGTGAGTGTCGCCTTTTGGTATGGCAAGGGTGTAGGCTAACCGCTTGCCCGAAAGGTTCAGCTCGTTCGTGATGTCCTCAGCTGAGGGTTCACCCACCAAAACGTTGTCAACAAGCTCCCAGCTATCCTCATAAGTTGGTCTGCCAAAGCCGTCAACGCCTGTCTGCGTCTGCACTTTAAGCTTCACCGAAATTCCCTTTATCATTGTTCTCATAGTCATATACCTCCATAGCTCCCCACCTCTGACGAATGATACCAAGCTCTTTCAACTCGTTTTTGAGAAAATATAAAGATTGTCCTGAATTGAGATAAGTCATTGACACCGAATAGCCCATAGCTGCCTGCGACGCCTGCACAGCAGGTGGTGCATTATCAGCCGAACAGTCAAGACTTCTCACAACAGCCTTTGAGATTATCGCCTTTACTGTCAACGCATAGTCTTCATCACTTGTCACAAGGGTATTGACATCAACGCCGTAACGCTTGCCTATAACACGGAGCTTTGCGCAGGCGGTCTCGATAAGACTATCCGCCGCCTGCTGCTCCTGTGATGTAAGCTTTCGTCCGTATACTGCTATGTCGTCGATAGTGGCATAAACGTTGCTCATTCTGTTGCCTGAACGGCCTGAACGGCTGCAAATGCCTTAGGGTCAAGGATAGCAAAGCCGATATAAGCCTCTGTTCTGAGATACACCTCATTGTGTCCTTTCAGATCTTTGCCTGAGTTATCAGGGTCGCCATAAGGAATGACCTCCAAAGGAAGTTCCTTAGCATAGCCCCACTTAAAGGCTCTCGCAAAGTCGCCGACGATAGCTCTGTCTGTACCCTTATTGAAGTTTACAGTGGAGTTGACGTCACAAGCTGTGCCGTTGAGATTGCCTGGATTTGCACCAAGGCCAAACTCAGGATACTGCTTTACACCGTTGACCTTGAGCTTTGCAAGTGCAGAGGCAAAGTCCTTTGAAAGTGCAAAGCCTGTTGCCTCGTATTCACCAAGCAGAGCAATAGCGTCTTCAAGATTGCCCTCAGGGTCGGTGCTGTCAAAATCGACCTTTGCACTATTGTCAGCTACCGCCTTGTCGATATAGTTATTATCGAGAGCAGCGACAACAGTTTTCTTTCTCGGATTGATTCCGTGAAAGCCGAGAATGTCGATAGCACGAGCAAACTTGATCGCTGCACCCTCTGCAAATGCTTTCATGACCTCAAGCTTTTTCTCGTCTGTTCCATAGATGAACTCGTCACTGAAGCGTGCGCCGTATTCGATCTTGAGCGGTCTCATCGTCACCTTGCCGAGCTTAGCACTACCTGCGGATTTAGCCTCGCTTTCACCGATAACGTCCGCCTCATCGTCCATAGAGAAAACGAAATAGTCGTTGCCGTTAAAAGATACAGGATCTCTGCCGCTGAGCTTTGCAAGGGAGGAATGACCCTTTACTGTTGAAAAAATGCTTGTTACTGTTTCAGGCTCAAGAAGTGTGCCTCTCTTAATTGTTTCTGCCATGATTATTCTCCTTTCAGCTTTTCAAGTGTTCTTCTAAGTGCGTTTTCCGCACTGTTTTTGCTTGGGTCGCCCTCTGCTCTGAAATCAGGGGCATTGTATGATGTCTTAAAGTATTTTGACATCTTTTCTGCATCGGCTCTTATAGACTTCTCGTCCTCACCGCTGAGCCTGTCAGAAAGCTCCGCAGGAAGTCCGTACTCCTGTGCGGCTCTCAGCTTACAAAGGCTCTGTTCAGCCGCCTTGCCCTTTGCCGTAAGGTCTGCTATAGTGGTTTCATAGCCCTTGACCTTTTCTGCCATATCAGCAGGGGAAACATATCCCTCAAACTGCTTTGTGACAGCATTTGTGTTTTCCTCCAGCTTGGCATTTACTATCTTGTCAAGCTGTTCCTGCGTTGTGACAGGCTCAAATTCTTCTGCCATAATATCATTCCTTTCAAATATCAGTAGCTTATCTTTTGCTTTTTCTTTTCTTTAGCGTTCGCACAGCTCCAATGTGCAAGCACCACCGACTCTAACAGCGAAATGTCAGCACCCTCCATAATAGAGCTGTAACCGAAACCTCCGCCTGAGCCTATGGCTCTGTGTTCACAGTTTGAAACAGCCTGTTCAAGTGCAGGTTGTTCTGCGTGGCATATCTTATCAGCAAACAGACTTTGCTCAAACTGAGCTGACGCCTGCACCACCTCTGACACCTTTGGCAGCACAGCCTTACACTTAACTCCTGCGTCTTTCATATCACTTTCAAGCACAGCCTGTCCGTTTGCACCGTCTATGGTCACTTGCCTTGCGTGAGGATTTCTGAGATATGAGATTATCCAGCCGTTCCCCTCTCGCACAGGGCGGCAGTCAATAGCTTCAACGAATATTTTGCCGTCAGAAGTTTTAACGGCAACTGCAAGAGAAACATTTGCCGTATATCTTGCATACTTAACGCCGAAGAACAGTTCAGGCGTGCCTGAAAGCTTTGGTGCTGTATCGATCTGATAGTTATGCCATTCCTCTCGGCTTATGGCAGACTTCTGATTATATCTTAACCACAGTCCTAAACGCTGGATATTATCGTCTGTCTGGTCTTTGCCAAGCTCTGAACGTATCTTACGCTCAGTTAATATCGTGCCGAGTGAGGGATTTGTTTCATACCACAGTTCAGGGTCATGTGCGTCAGCCATTTCAGGTATGCTCCACTCCGCCCAGCCGCTATCAACATTAGTTCCACTCAGAGTGTCACGGCGGTACTGATAGAACACAGTTCCAGATGATACCGCAGTGGGAGGAGTGCCGCACATCAGTGTCTGAGGGTTTGCAGAATCGGTAACAACGTATTTCAATGCACTTTCTTGGTCAGCCGTGTACTCCTGAGCCTCATCTATAACGAGCAGGTCATAGCCCTCACCAAGTCCCCCTTTTGATGAACGTGTACGGAAGTTGATAAGACCTCCGTCATTATCTTTGAGCCACTCGATACGTTCAAGGCCAAACTGTTTTGTGGTCTTGAAGTCCTCTTTTTCGGTATATCCTGCCTTTGCAAGACGTTCAATGACCTTTTCCCATGCGTTGTGAGAGGTGGTCGTTCTGTGTGCCGTATAAAGAACACGCTCTCCGTGGATAAGTCCCCAGAGAGCACGCATTATAAGTATTTCAGATTTTCCGTTACGTCTTGGCACGCTGTAGCCGTATTTCATATGTGTCCACAAGCCTTCGTCATTAATAGCCATGATGTCGTAGAGCTGTATTTCCTGCCATTCCTGAGCAGTCCTGCCTGTGCTGTTATATAACTCTACAGCCTCGTTGCCCTTAGTCTGCTCATAAGGCAGGACAAGGGCTGTGGTGGGGGTCTGCCTGCCGACTCTCTTATCCTCAATAGTGGATTACCTCCTTTTTCGGGTACTAAAAAAAAGCACCCGTTAAGGTGCTTGGTTTGATATTTACTTTGTCGATTTGACCTTTTCAGCATTGGATAAAACTATACTCAATGACCTTTCACAGCGTATCAGTGCCGCAACATAATCAGCATTATCCTTTATCTTCTGAATGTCAGTTCTGATGTTCTCAATATCACTCTTAGCTCTCCGCAGCTGCCATATTGTATCCCGGTCAAGTGCCATAATATCCGTCCTTTCTGATTTTGGGTATAAAAATACCGCCCGACCTTAGTCAAGCGGTAAAAGATACTGATAACCAGTACGCTATTTTTCAATGATCTCAAAGTTTTCAGGGGGGTACAGATAATCTTCGCCAGTGTCATCAAGTATCCTGTACCATTTCTTTTCAATAGATATCACTTCATATGTTTTATTATGTGTGAGCGCAAATGAAATTGTTTTGCCAATATACTTAATCGTCATTATCCAACCACCTCTTTACTTTAAACTTGTGTTTTCCAACACTTTCTTCTTGGAACCAATGGACTTCGGCTTTTACTTCTTCGCCGTAATAGTCAATAACCCCTATGCCTTTTAAATGCTGCCAGTTTTCAGGCTTACCACCAATTTGTTTAGAAAGTCCGTCTGCCACTTCTGGATTTAAGGGTTTAGTACCTCCTTTTCCTGCAAAAACCTTTGGATTTTGTATTTTCGTACCCTCAACAAAATTGAAATATTCTCCTGTTTGAGGATCTAAAATATCATAATTCTTAGCTTTTGCGCCAATAGATTTTCCTATTGGTATATCTTTCATCTTTATTATACCACTTCCACCCCGTTTGTCAAGCCTTTTCAGCACTTCTTTTTCCTTAGCTCTCGCCTGCTCAGGTGTGAGCCTTGTGACCTGCTTGCGTGTTTCGATCTCTTTGCCGTTTTGAACGTCTGAATAGCTTATTTGATCATATGTGCCTGCCTTTTCATTGACGTAGGTTATCTCACAGGTGCAGCGCTTATGCCGTCGCCATATGTCTTTTGGAACATCGGGATAGACGTACTTTCCTGCAAGCTTTGAACACCATGCACAGCATTTGCTGTGGTCTGAGCGGATAACGTAGACTTTAAGTCCTGCCTTACTGCGAAAGTCAGCATTTGTTTTGACATAATCGGTAAAAATCGAGCCGTTTATGTTCTCAACTGACGCAGTGAACTCGCTGAGCGACGTCTTGTCGGTAAGGTCCTTTTGAGCAGTTACTTTTGCAAGATTTTCTATCCTCTCAGAGGGGAAATCTGCTCTTTGTGGCTTTATGCCTATGCCTGCCGCCTTATCAAGCTGTTTTTGGATATTCTCAGCCACAGAGTTTATAAGCTCGTAATTATCACCGAATATATCACCGAGTATCTCAGCAATAAGCTGTTCATCTGTAAAAGCCTTTGGGCTTTCGGTTATGCTTTTCTCAAAGACTTTTTTCAGCACAGCTCCTGTTGCCTGTGCGAAGTCATCAACATCAGTGAGGTTTGCTTTACCGCTTTCAAGCCTTTTTATAATGCTCTGCAAATGTTTGTCGCTTTTTGAAAGCTTGACAAGGTCGCTTTTTATTTTGTCTGAAAGTGCGCTCATTTGCCGTCACTCTCCATACCTGTGAGAGCCTTTATGTTTCTTGCACCTAAGTAGTCAGGAACAGCCTGGTTTATCTTCAAGATAGCGTCGCCCACACCCGAGAGTGCCGCAGCGTCAGGCTCGAAGATAGGCAACCATGCGACTTTTGTATCTCTGAACGCATCTCTTTGATATGCGTATCTGTCACGGATACAAACGGCAAGATAGCCCACATTGAGCAGACCTGTTCCGAACGTCCTCTGCGCCTTGCGTGCCGTTAATCGTAGGTTTTCATGGCCTGCCTTGATAGCCTCTGCGCTGGAGGGGTTTTCGGTGGCAAAGCCCAAGTCATCAAGGGTCAGGCCTGTTTCTCCTGCGAACAGGCTTGCAAGTGTTCTCAGCTGTTCAGTATATGGCGTCATTGATTGCTGTTGAAACTGTCCTACAATGGGGTGATCGCCGTCGCCGTCTTTCGTGAAATTCAGAAAAGAGGATATCGTAGCAAGGCGGTTATTGAACTCTGCGTCCTCAGATAATCCAAGCACATATTTTTGAGGGAAGCTGTAAAATTCAGCCGACACCTCAGAGCGTTTTATAGTTCTGAGAGCTGTCTGTGTATAGGCAATGCAGGCTCTTGAAATACGGCTGTGACCGAACGGACGCTTTGCGTCAGGACGATATATTATCGGCACGAGCAGTGCATATGGTGCAGCGTTTGGTATACGCTGAACAAGCACGCCATGGGAGTATATTTCCGTCATGCCTGCCATGAAATAAGCCTCTGTCTTTACAACACCCATGCTGTCACGCTCAAGCACTGCATAGCCCTCGGTAAGCAGATTTGTCACAGGGTCAATGATACCGGTGGCATTTGAGCCGTCAATTACCTGCAGGCGAGGATAACCGTTATCTTCTCGGATATAGACGAAAGAACAGGCTGAGATAAGAGCCGAAAGCACCGCAGAATCAATGAGTATATCCTGATTGTTTGACAAGAATATTTCGCTCAGATTAAATTCATCATTTTGAAATTCATCGAACTGCAAGCGGTCAGCAAGGCTATCGACTGCTTTCGCACACCAACCGACAGTTTCCTTTAGCCCCTTGAATTTTTCGGGAGCAAGGCTCGAAAAATCCTGTGCGTTATTTTTCATTTCGTAGTACTTATATCTCAATAGCACTCGTTGTTGTTTATCGGCAAGTCTGCGTTGCAGATAGTCAATTCCGTATATTTCGTTTGTCATATTTTTGCTCCTGTTTAAAATTCTGCGAGATATTTACACAATGAAGGCGTGAACGTGAAATTGCCCCTCAAAGGGGGTGGTATGCCCCCATATGCTCAAAAAAATTGGAAATTTCGTGGAAATTCGTGTTTAAATCGACTTCCAATCAAAAGTTTGCGGTAAAACACGGTTGGATACGGCTTCTACCTTTTGGTCAAACACCTGTTTTTCTACCAATTTATCAGATTTCTGACGATTGCAACACCAATGAGCAAGCTGTAGGTTTTCAAGGGCTGAGGGGTGACCGCCTTTTGCAATGGGTATGATATGATCTATACAAGCCGACAAAGGGTGAGGATATTTCAGCGAAAAATCAACAGGTTTTCCACAGATACCGCAGACTGTTTGGGTAGCATATATCTTTTTCTTGTTGATACGGAACTGTGTTTGATGTGAGCCGTTTCGATCTGGTCTTGGTACTGGCATTGTATACCTCCGTGCAACGCAAAAGCGACCGCAAAATGCAGCCGCCCTTGTGAAAATATTATAAGGAGTTTTTGTAAATGGTGGAGCAGATCTGAGCGCTGGCACGCTCTCGACCTGCATAAGCCCCTTACGGGGCTCAGAAAATTGGAGGTGACTTCATGAAAGTACAAGTCTGAGGTACATCTACACTTTCCTCAGTTTAAATTATAACACAGTAAAAACCGACAAAACCGACAAATCAAGATTTTTTTGAAATATATCTTTTTATCTTCTTTTCAACTGCGTCCTCTGTGATTCTCCCACCGCTTACCTGCATAGCTATCTGCAAGTACGTCTTACCCTTGATGAATTTCAGCACGAACATTCGCCGTGTCTGATAGTCCTCTATCCCCTTGATAAACTCCTCCACAGCCCTCTGCTCACGCTCTAGCCGTGCCTGCTCGCACAGCAACGAAAGTGTATCACCACTTGGCAGAAAGCCGTCTATGCGTGTGCTGTGTGGCGTGTAGGACGGTGGAGTGCATACGCTGATACTGTCGGCAACGTACTTGCCAGAAAGCTCTGCCTTGATGTCCTCAATGGCTGAGGCGTTCCTGCGGTAGGCTTTCAGGCGTGACATGGTCATAGGGTCAGCCATTAGCAACACCGCCCATTTTAATACCGATACCATTCACGTCAACAGCCGTATCAGCAACACCGAAAATAACCTTGCCTATTGCTGTAGATACGTCACCTTTGTGATAATTGTCTACGGTCATCTTGAATCCCATTCCTGATATCGTTACCTTTTCCTCCACCAGATTGACAGCCCTGAAAACCTTGCCGTGCATAGCGTTCTCATACACACCATGCAACTTTTCCAGCTTATCCTGACTTACGCCTGCCTCCAACAGAATAGACGAGAGCTTATGCTCGTCTATGGTCGGCGTCTCGGTCTCGTGAGCGTTCTGGTCAACGAACGTGGAAATCTTATCGTTCACTGCGGTGATAAGGTCATAGTCAAGCTCATCACCCACAACGCTTGTGAGGATATCCTTGAAAGTTTCCTTTTCGTTCTGACAGGTCATTGAGAACTCACAACCAAGAAGCTCCTCAACAACAGATGTGTTCGGCTTTTTTGCGTTTTTCGTGTAGTAAAGCACTCCGTTGATATCTGGTGCACGGTCATTGAAAAGAGGAAACAAAAAGCCATCGCTCGGCAGTTCCACAATTCTGTCGCAGGACTCTTTCTTTGCAATAGAGTTGTCCTGCTCGTTGTATATAAGCCCGTCGATACGCAGATTTACAGGGCAAAGTGCCGTGATGATGAAGTTGTAATCCGTGTCAGCCTCTTCCTCAAACTCGTCCATTTTGTTCTTCCTCAGCACGGAATATGTACAGTGTGCCGCAAAAATGGTATATGTTGACACATACTCAACCTTTTCAACTATAGCGTTCAGGAAGTTGTCAACCTTTTCCTCGTCAAGCAGCTTGCTTTGCAATGTTTCATACATGAAAGGCTGTGCGCCACCCTCAAGGTAAGCGTCCTTAGGGAACGAATATTCCAGCAGATTTTTACCGATAGAGCCGCTGAGCACCTTTTTCAGGTTTATCATTATAAGCTCCGCCTCGTCCTGCGGAATGGTGTTGTAAAGCTGATTGGTCTTGCACTTTATATTCTTTTCAGCGTCCACAAATGCGGTAACAACGTGGTTTACTGTGAAAAGTCCACAGTCGTCGCTGAATGTTCTCTTAATCTCGTTAATTTCTTTCTTGTTCATGTTAATCCTCCTCAGTTTGTCTATAGATCGTTGATCTGTAATTATCACAAACTACTCGACATCGCTTATCTCCCTAATTAAAACAACGTGGGAACTTCTAAACATACAACTTACGCAAGACCCAACATCATCAGTCATAAAATAACGTCTTTGAGGTAAGTACAAGCTAAGGTTATCCTTGAATTGTTCTTCGCCTGTCTTATGCAGGACCCCCTTTAAGATATCACCGTTAAAAAGTTTTATCTCAACTTTCTGACCTAAATATTTTTCTAACTTTGAACGTTTCATTCTTATTCCTCCTATAAACTCATCTGACTATCATCATAGTCAACTTTCTTCGTTGTCAGTCTGCCGTTATAATCAAGGTAGCTGTTCAACCTTTTGTACCTTTCGCTAGTCTTGTCAGCCATAAAGCGATTGTCCTGTTCAGGCGGCGTTGGCAGGTAATATTCCTGTGGGATTTCCAAATCGTTATCCGCACAGATATCTAGAATATATCGCTTATACGCTAGAACATGGTTTCTGCACAAGTTGGCATTACAGCCGTCAGGCCATGATGGATCACTACAGCCATGATCGATAATGGACTTGTACTGCTCTATTGACTTCACAAGGTCTGCCGAATACTGCTTTAACAGTTCTTCGGGTGTTTTGCCCTTTGCCATTTTACCCCTCCTCAAATCTCGGGCATTCTGTCACAGTGTATGAATGCAACATGCCGCCCTTTTGCGCCTCATACATTCTGTGCTGACACGTCCTCCAACCCTCAACCGGTTTGCGGTCTATGGACCATGCACAGCCTGTGAGGTATTCTCCTGTTATCTTATCCTTTGTCGGTACTGCGTGGCGGCAGTGCCAGCAGAGGGTGTGGTCAGTGTGTTTCATTGGCTTTGCCCCTCCCCATACCACATAGGATATCATTGAGCCTCTTGCAAACCTCACAGCCGTCATGATGTATCTCGTACTGACATTTCTGAAATACCTTAGCATATTCCCCATATGTCTGCCATAGGTCAAGTGCATATGCTCCATTGATGTATGCCCTGTATAGTTCCTGCTTTTCGTCAAGCGCCTGTTTCTTGTTTATCTGCCCCGCTCTGAACTCTCGATACACAATGCAAAGCGACTTATACAAAAGCTGTTCCACCTGTGTCAGTTCCTCTGGCATTGGAAGAAGCTTTGCCGCCATTCTGTTCAGCTCGTCTGCTTTCTTTATAACCTCAGTTTTGACCAGCATTATCATCACCGCCAAGATAGTGCATTAGCATATCAGCTGCCTGCTTCCAGCCGTAGCATATCGCCGCCAAATAGTCCTGCTTGCCAAGCTCCGCAAACCACCACATCTGATTATCTGAGGGCTTGCCATTCTCTGCTTTGAGCTCTATGAACAGCCCTTTGTTTTTGCCCCGTGCCACAGGCAGGAACAGATCAGGAACGCCTGACTTCACACCCATAAGCTTTAATCTCTTGCCCTCTCGTGGGTCGCAATGACGTTCATTCGGTATGTGAAAGAGCAGTTTGAGTTCAGGATAAGCCTTGCGTATGCTTGCCTGCTGCGTCCACTTGATAAGGGCCATTTGCTCTCTGTCTTCATTTCTTGCCATATCCTCACCCCTTGATTATCCTGTTGAGTATCTGACTTGCTTCAAATTTCGTCAGATTTTCTATGTCGATATCCGAATTGTTGAGATACTTCCTGCCACGCTTGCGGATAAGATTTTTCTGACTGTCTGTAGCAGGTGCTTTGCCCCACTTGCGGCAAATATTCAAGTCCCATATGTATTTGCTGTCTGCCTCACGTTCGCAAAGAAGAGTGTACGCCTCATCAAGAGCCTGCTGCATAGGCATTTTCTGTCCCTGCCATATTGCCATGCCCAAAGCGTCGGGTGCAGATATCCTCAGCGTTTTTCCCTTGCCAAGACTGCATTTCATATCGCCATCCGGCAGCTTAAACCAGTTCACGTCATGGGTATTATATTTCTGCTCCTGCGCCCACAAGTCAACGATACGAACATTCTTTATCCAGCTTTCAGGACAATCCGACATCATAGCAGCCTTTTCAGGAAGCTCAAATAGCATTCCCTCCATTTTGTCCTGACTCTTCTTTGGTAATTCTGAAATGTCGATGCCGAGCAAACTTGGAGCTGTTCTCAGGCTTGCCTTGCCTGTTACTCCTACGCAGTCGATGAGTGTGAGCTTGTCTTTGTCGGGGTGCAGTCTTAGCCCTCTGCCTACCATTTGCGTATACAATGCGTCTGACTGTGTGGGTCTTGCTATGATAACAGTTTCCACAAGAGGAATGTCCGTCCCCTCTGTGAACACCATGCAATTCACAAGACAAGGTATCTCACGCTGAGTAAAACGGCGTATTATATCAGCCCTATCCTTAGTCTGACCTGTGACTACCTCAGCCCCCTCGATGCGTTTTGCTATCTCGTAGCACTGCTCTACAGATACCGCAAAAATAAGCGTTGCACCTTTGGCGTGTTCTCTATACGCTTGTGCTATAGCGTCCGCAGTGCCGTCCATTGCTTCTGCTAGCTCGCCTGGAGCGTAGTCGCCAAGCCGTGTATGTACCGCTGAAAGGTCATAGCCTATGTCGGCACGTTTGCAGAGGATATCACACAGATAACCATGTTCAATGCCCCAACGCAGGTCACGTTGAAATATGATATCATCAAACACATCATTCAGTCTGCATTTGTCAGCCCTGTTAGGTGTTGCCGTGAAGCCCAACAGAAGACGTGGTGCGAAGTGATCTATGACAGTTTTGTAACTGTTTGCTGCTGCATGGTGTGCTTCGTCTACTATGATGATATCAAAATCATCAGGTGAAAACCTGTCAAGCCTATGTGTCATGGTCTGGATACTTGCAGAAACCACCTCTTCACTGCCGTCGGTATGGTACTTTGACATTTCAACGCCCTTTGTGCAGTCAAAGTATTTCAGAGGCTGATTTACAAGTTCCTCTCTGTGCGACAGAATGAGCATACGTCCATGACGTGGTATATTTGCAAAGGTCACTGTCTTACCAAGACCTGTCGCCATTTGTACAAGATGTTTTCCATGCCCTGCCTGCGTTATCTTATCTATACACTCCTGCTGATAGTCACGGAGTTTTATTCTTGCATTCATTTGATGTTTTTTACCTCCTTATGTGGGACGTGGGGGACAGTGTGGGACAAACGTCCCACACGAAAACTATGCGTATTTACGCACTTTTCGGGGTGTTGTGGGACTGTGGGACAAATTCGCACATTTTCCTATATAGGAAAACACACATATATTTTAACGATGTGTGAACAAAGCCGTGATTCTATATCACCTATTTAAAACAGGTATATATAGGGGGAAAATGTCCCACAGTCCCACACTATGCAGAAAGCCACGCATTTACGCCGTTTTCCTCGTGGGACTTATGTCTCACAAAATGCCGAAATCCGATATATCCGTCCCACGCATTTCTTCTTCGGTGTAATAGTCCGGTGTTTCATCTGGCAATCTCAGCACAACGCACTCAACGTTCACGCCACCGATACGCTTGCCACGAGTGTTGTTGCGCCCTCTTACAAGTATCTTGCCGTTAGATTTCAGCCAACTAAGCAACGCCCTTGTGTCGAAACCCTGTTTTGAAGCCGCTTCATCGAATTTTGAGCGAATGATATACGCAAAATCGCCCTGGATAAGTCCAAACACTTCACCGTTATTGTCTTCGCCTGTCGCAAAGCGTTTACTGTTGGACGCCACCCAATCGCACATATACTGATAGCCTCGTTCACCTGCTGATACCGATTTTTTGGTCTGCAAATACTGTGAGATATCGTCAATTGTTAGTGGCTCGTTCGTTTTGAACACGGACGCTTCTGCAATCATATCAGCCGTGAGTATCATTGCCGCTGCCATTGCCTGCTTTTCCGTTGTATCCGACTTGCAGAGCTTGGTGAAATAATCGTTATAGACCTCTTGTGTCATTGTCAAGGCTTTTTGAGAGGACAGTTTTGCGACGAACTCTCGCCCTGCAAAACCATAGTTTTGTTTTATCACCGCCGATACTGCCATGCCGTCTGCTATCACGATATTGTTTGCTGTACATTCAATGTCGATAACCCTGTTTACCGCTCCTGCACCTGCTGAACCGCCCACTATAGGGCTTTCGCCTGTGGTAAGTATAGTGTTTCGCCATGTCGGTGTACGCTCTATTCCGCCTGTTTTCGTGCCCCTAGAACGTCCAACGCCCTGAGCGAGCTGATAAACGTCAAATCGGCTTCTGCCATGACTATCTTTGCTGAGCTGGAGTTCGTCAATGAGAAACGGCAGGCTGTTGAGAAACGCTGCTGTTCGCTCGTGGCCGACAACTGTGCTGTTGAACGTCTGAATGTATTCGCCCATTTCGGGAGTTCCCCAAACAGAAGCCGCAAGCATTAAAGCAACTGTTTTGCCTGTGCCTGAATCAACGCCCCACAAGTGAACGAAGAACGGCAGACCGCCTAGCGGCTGAATAAGTGCACTTGCGAAGCTCGCCGCAAGAAATATCTTTGCGATCACGCTTTTCCTGCGGCAATCTATAGCGGCTTTTTTCCATTTCTCATAACTGCCATGACTTTTTATAGCACTAAAAATGGTGAAATAATTCTGCTCTCCGTCAAATGTCAGCCCCTCAACGTATGGTGAAAAGCCTGCGCCGTTTATGTAGCCAAGCCTGCCCACTGATCTTTTCAGCGGCAGAGAATTGCGATTAAGGCTCTCTATCTCCTGAAAGTATGAGACAAGCTCTTTGGCAGTTTCAGAAGATACGTCAACACCGCATTTAACTAACTGTGAAATGTTTCGGCTGTTGTAAAGTATCTCCTTTGAAACGACTTTTTCCTGCCACTCTCCACGAGTGCGGTAAGCTATGTTGAGCTTTTCCTCGCCTGTGTCAATGTTCTGCAAGCACTCAAAGGGTATGATCGGGTGGTGGCAGATAACGTGATAGTTGCCGCTTTCGTCAATAAGATACACACCGCCGTCATCAACGTTATACTTGCCTGCATCAAGCTGCATATACGGACCTGAGAACGCAGTGGGGTTGTTGATAATAACATTCGCCCCACGCTGCATTTCTCGCATTTTGACGTAGTTTTTATACAGTCCTTTGAACGTCTTTACGCCCACCTCCGCCGCCTGTTGAGCCATTTGCTCAATTTTCAGGTTGTGCATGAAAGGGTCGTTTTTGTAATCGTATATCGCTTCGTATGGCTTCTCTGTGTAGAGGAAATCGTCTTTTGTATACTTTACAGCAACGGCGTTTTTCACCGCTTCTGCGTCGCTCATGTCGATATCAAAATGCTTTTCCTCATTCGCATCAACGTCAATGATATCATCAGAATGGCGTTCCCTCATCATTCAACACCTCCTCAAAGTCGGAAAGGTCACCGCCTAGTTCTTGCGGGGGTGCTGCTTCTGCGGTAGGCTGTACAAAAACGGCTTCGCACACAAGATGTACGTCAACTTTTTCTTCACCGTCTTTGCTGGTATATGGCTTCTTCTCCACCTTGCCCACGCAAAGCACTACGTCAAACTTTTTCAGCGCCTTTGTGGCTCTTGCTACAGAGTGCCAGCACTGACAGCTCACCCATACGGCTTCACCACGCTCGCCTTGCACCTTTGGAGGCCGCTCGCCTACTTTTACTGCAAACTTGGTGAGCGACGAGTTGTTGCCGCCCACCTGTTTGTATTCTGCGTCCTTTGCAAGGAAGCCACTGATGATAACAGAGCCGTCGGGTAATTTTGCTTGCATTAAAGCACCTGCTCTTTCTCGGTCTGAAGCTGGTCTATTTCTGCTGAGATATCTGTAGATATCTTCTCATACTCAAACCACTCAGAAACCTTTGTGTTCTTGTCTTTCAGTGAATTGAAAATGCCGATATAGTCGGTGAGATCTTCGGCTGTCATTGTGTCAAGACCTCTGCCAAGACGTTTCTCTATCATTTCCTGCGTCACACCCAGCTTCTCGAACTCCACCACCATTTTTCTTACACGGTCCGTAAGAGGAATATTATTCTTGCCTGCAAGAGTTTTTCTGCATTCGGCCACAGCCTCTTCAACGAAGTCCGCAGGAAGCACCGCAAGTATCCTTGCTCTGAGCCTGCGCCCTGCCATATTAGCGTTATTCTCATAGATATCACGCAGGCTTGTGAGGGTCTTTATCTTGCCTTTTACTTCTTTTGCGTGCGGATTGGTGAAATTCTGCACCGACATTGTGTTCGTCTCCAAGTCCCAAGCATACGCCTGCATTTCTGACTTGCCGTTGTCCTGAGAAAGTTCCTTGATACCGAAGTCTATATTGCCCCAGCACCTTGCAAGTTCCTCCGCAAGTCTGATAGTCGGTCCTGAAACTGTTTCGTTGCCTCTTGGATAGCTGTAGAAAGCCTTATTCGCCAACCCTATACGCTGACAAGCTTTCTTCATATTGGCAAAAGCCTGTATCTCGTTGCGTGGAAATCTCTTTGCGATAACAAGCTTACCCTGTGCTTCTGCAATGGCTCTGCTTGCTTCGATTGCGACTGTACCCTGATTGATGTTGTCAAGGGGCATAGTGCTGTTCTGCGGTACTTCCGGTGTTACTGTTACTGCGTTTGTTATTTCGTCCATTGTTTTGTCCTCCTATTCGTATTCTCTTGCCAGCCAACCAGGCAAACTTATGACGTTCAAATCGCCGTTTTTGCCGTTGTAGCTGTACCAGTTACCTGTTTTAAGACACTCTTTGAGAGTGTAAAGATAGTCGTTAAGGTCTTTTGTACCTTTCTGTATGATGAAGTCGTCAGCCTCAAGGACATTGCAGGCATAAGGCGGTGATTTTTCCACAGCGATAAAAACAAATCTATGAGGCTTGCCCTCAATTTCTGACACACCCTGCGTGTACATCGCCGCCTGCAAGTCATAGCCATATTTAATACAACTGTGCATAAAACTGTCTGTATCGGCATTTTCTGTGGTTTTAAGGTCTACTATGACAGACGTTGACCTTAGATCCGTTCGGCAGTCGGGGCGGCATTTGAGTTTAAGCCCCGTGAGCTTGTCCGTCCAGAAGTATGATTTTTCATGTTCACCGCCGTTAAGCAAAGCGGCAGCATACTTGTTTGACATCACGCTTTCGGCCATTGCCTGTATCTGTGCAAAAGCGTCCTCACTTATGGGTATCTTACCGCTCGCCTCTATCTGAGCCGCAAGTGCCTTGCCCTCTTTGGTGCGCCTATCAAGCTTCGGAGCGACTATGTACTCGCTGTCGAACTTGTCCTTTTCAAGGACATAAGCATGAAAGGCTGTACCGAAAGCAAGCGCAGGGGTCTCTACTTCGGGATTTTCAAGAGCATACTTGAAGTGTGCAGGCGACTTTGACAGCTTGAAAAGTTGTGAACGGCTGAATGCCTCATTATTGCGATAATCTTCCGCAGACATTTGTTTTTTCATTCGTCATAGTCCTCCTCGTCATATTCAACCCCTGCCAGCGTGGCAAGTTCATAGATTGAAATATCGTCGTTTTGGTTGATTTCTTCAATCAAAATTTCACGGAAACAGTCCTTGCAGTAGTCCTTGCCCTCGTAGCAGAAAACATTTTCATTCGCAAGGTCTAACTGTTCTCTGCATTTGTCGCATTCGACCACTGTGTAATCACGGTCTCTGCCACAGCATCTGCACCCGTCAGGACAGCCGACGCAATCATTAGCCGTATAACGCATTTGGAACACCGCCTTTGTGCTTGAAAAATGCAATATTTTTGTACACGAAATACGATTCAGTTTTGGTTTCCAACACCTCAGCACCGACTTCTTTTGCTACGGCATGAATGTCAGGTGGAAATATCTGAACGCCCAATATCATTCTGCCAGGTGTCCACACGCCACCTGTCATTATGGGATAGACGCCGTCGGTAGCAGTATTGTATACCTGCGTCTCTTTCATTTTTTGTTCCATGTCCGCCATGTCAACCATAGCGTCAAGCCTTTCTTTTACTGTCATGTTTTCGACCTCTCCTTTCCAATATTGTTGGCTCTGCCAGCTTGAAATCTCTGCAAGGATAACGCCTACTACTTTCTAGGCAACTTTTCAGGTGCTTGCAGTCAAGGCAAGAGTAGTTAGTCACTATGCCCACCTCTCAGCCTCTCGATATTTTTCTTTAAAGCTACGATATATCCCGTCAGATACTCGTTCGGGTAATCATCAAGGGCTATTTCTGATATTGCCTCTAGCTCCTCTTGACAAATGTTAAGAAGTGTGCTATCGTTAAGGTGTATGTTATCGGTATCTTCTTTTACAGATACCTCCGAGCTTGTGCCTGTTGCCGCAGGTGCAGGCTCGGTTTTCATGTATTCGAGAATATGATTCATGAAACCAGTAATGCAATTATCCGTACCCATAAGTGGGCATGGTCCACAGTTGTCTACTATACAGCATTTAGCCACAGTAATTATCTCATTTTTCGTCATCTTTATCCTCCTTTCCAATAGGTCTTACGCTCATATACTGCCTACCGTCATAGTCCATCTTCTTCACAGGTTCAAGCCCCTTATCCCTCAGCGACCTTGCGGCATCGCCAAGCCCTCTGTCGAAGTCTTCACGGGTCTTGTAAAATGCACATCTGCGGCAGTAGTCCTTCGTTGGCGTTACTGTCAGCGCACCACACTCGTCAGACTTGACATTTGAATGGAACACGCAAAGGCTTACCGCTCCACTGCCGTTGTCAAGGGGCTTGTCCCTTTTAAAGACCTCTCTCATCACTATCATCGTTTTCGTCCTCCTCAATCTTTCCCCATTGTTCAGCCATTGCAAAAGCAATACCTTTAAACGTTTTGCTCCTTACCTTAGCACGATCTTTGCCAGAATGACGTGTTTCTTCCCATGTGCGTGATTTACCATTAGAATATCGTCCAAACAGCTTGCCATTATCAGGCTTGTCCCCTGTATATGTTGGTCGTAGGACAGGCAGCCCCTTTAGCCATAAACACGTCGCCTTTGTGACAAACTGTTCTGAGTCTTCCGGTCCGTTTGAAAACATATATGGGTGAATTATTTGATCTGCCTTTCTGAATACAGTATTCATACGCCCTATAGGATTTTCCACTGCAATTTTCGGTGCGTTCGCCGACACAATCTGCATAAAAAATACTATTGATTCTTCACGGTGTTTCATACGCTCGACCACCTTTTCAGCAGGTGTGCATTTCAAACTATAGTGGCGTGTAGCCACGTTGGTCAGGTATGTACACGGTGGGTGTGCGATAATCATATCCCATGTTTCAACAGTATGCTGCTTGCCGTCACAGGTGAAGAAATCGGTATTGCCATTGATAATATCCAAAACATCATTGCATATATGCCATTCAGGGTGACCGCCTGAACACATCTGAATATCGCAGCTGTATGCTTCGTGCCCTTTCGCACGGAATGCCTTGCAGACCTCTTGTGATTCTTCACAGGCTATCAGAACTTTCATTGTTCTTATCCTCCTCGTTTTCAAAACGTTTCTCCCAGTGCCTATCAGCCACGCTCAGCACAAGATACATCACTACATCTATCCCTGCAAGCACGGCTACTGTTATCAGCAGTATCAACGCCATTTTACCACTTTCCTTTCATTTCAACTTCGACCTTGACCACGGGTCTGCCTGCTTCTCTCACTGCACGCTTTATGCTCTCCTCTGCTTCCTCGTAGGCATTTTCTTTTACGCTTACATACCACCTGTACGCTACATACATTGCAAGCACCACCAAGAGCGCTACCGCTGCGGCACATCTGATTATCTCTAGTACGGCTATCATTTTCTCACGTCCTTTCAGATCTCTCTGCTATCCACTGGTCGAGCAGAGTTGAGTATATCTCGTACACATATTCGTTAAGCTTAATGGCGCACCCAAAAGGATACACGCCCTGTCTGAGCCCTGCGTTCAGCCTGTTCACATTTGTGTTGAAGCCTGCGGCTTTCAGCCGTTCCACCGCTTCTACCGATGATATTACTCTGAGCATTTAGTCCACCTCCTCGATAGTCAAAACATTCTCATGAGGACAAATAACACTTGCCTTTTTCAGAGCCTCGTACTGACTCTTTGCTGCTACTGTGAACACCCTTTTATAATGATACTGGTCTATCGTCGTTACCTTGTACAGTTTCATTGCTTTGTCCCTCCTCTTTGTGTTTTCTGTCATTTCTGCTTCCAGCGAACATATCCTGCAAACATTGCTAGTTATCATGAGAGACAACGGAATTGTGTTGTCAAGCCCTATTAGCATACATAAACCGAATGCAAGCGGACTTGCTAGGCACAACGCAATACCAAGATAGTACGCTATCTTTTTCAAATTCAACGTTTGCCCTCCTCATATTGTGACCTTGTTACAATCAGCTCTCCGTCAAGAGTCCAATACTGAATGACCTCTCTACAGGGGTCATCTTCTGTTCCTGCACCTTTCAAGGCTCTTGTTACGATCACCTGCTCAACCCTAGCACTGTCACACCCTCTTGGAATAGCAGTAATTTTCTGTTCCACTTTCTCACACCTCATTTTCTGTCCGTTCAATCGGACTGTTAGCTGTTGACATTTTCAGCGTTCTGAGTATAATTAATGTCAAGGACTTCATTGATAGCCGTTTCTATCTTGGTAGACTTTATCTCGCCTGTCATTATCTTATACAGATTAGATGTGTCGAGATAAGTTTCAGGAAGAAGCTTCTTGACTTCCTCAATGAGCCACTTCTGTGTCTTGTTGAGCTTAACAAGACGTACCTTGACTTCCACGCCGTACTCTGACAGTGGTCTTTTACGTTCACTAATAATTAACACCACCTTTGCACAATATTTAAAAATACAGTTGGTTATAGTATTGACTTTTACGGAAAAATGTAATACAATGTAGTTGTAAGATAATTTATTACGTTCTTCCGTACTGTCTATGTTTGTATTATATTACGTTTCTCCGTAAATGTCAATAGCTAAGTTGAAATTAATTACGGAATATCGTAAGATTGTACGGTTGCACAAAAATTGAGGTGTAACTATGTCAGAATTGTACATAAGGATTGAAAATCTGTGCAAGGAACATAAAATTTCAATAACTGCAATGTGTAAAGAAGCTATGGTGAGCAGAGGTTCTATTACAGACTTAAAGCAAGGTAGAAGCAAAACTCTTTCTTCTGAGGCTATTTCAAAGATAGCGAAGCTTTTTGATGTTTCAACAGACTATCTTATGACAGGCAATGAAGCTGAGCCGCAAAGCTCAGATATGGACGATAACATCAAGTTCGCCCTATGGGGAACAGCCGACGTTGACGACGATGTGCTTGAGGACGTGAAGCATTACGCTCAGATCGCACGTCAGATGAGAGAGGATAAGAAAAATAAAGAATAGAGGCGGTATATATGGATAGTGCTGAACTGCGCAGTTTTGCGGAGGACAGGGACATTATAGTGATTGACGGAAAATTAAGAAATGAACAAAAGTCCATATCCATTAGTGATAGAGGGCAATGTGCGATAGTGGTAGACCCTAAGAAGATCACCACAAGTGCAGAAGAAACTGTTATAATGGCTCACGAGCTGGGGCATTGTGAAACAGGTGCATTTTATAACGAAAGAACGCTTGAGCTTCGTTCACGAATGGAGTTTCGTGCGGATAAATGGGCAATAAAAAAGCTCGTCACAGAGGACGAGCTGATAGAAGCATTTGAAAATGGTATCCTTGAAATATGGGAGCTTGCCGAGTTCTTCGGTGTCACCGAAGATTTTATGGTCAAGGTTTGTGAATTGTATGGATATTATAACAGGGTGATATAAAAAAGTCCCCGTCAGTACCGCAAATACTGACAGGGACAGCACACAGAATTTTCTCCTGCATGGTTACAAATACATTATATCACCAATTTAAGACAATGTAAATGATTTCATAAATTGTTTACAAATGTCGGAAATTATTGAATTACAAGGAGGAAGTTTTTTATGAAGAAGTTTATAGCTGGAGTAATTGCATTATCGCTCGTTTGCGGAATGTCCGCTTGTGGAAGTGGTGACAGCTCATCTTCAAGTGAAAACACTACTGAAACAACTACCACTACTACAACATCAGAGGAAACCACAACGACGACAACCACAGCGGAGACTACGACTACGACGGAAGAAACGACAACAACGACGGAAAAGCCTACCACAACAACGACTACTACGACCACTAAAGCTACTACCACCACTACAACAACTACTGCTGAAGAACCCAAAGATCAAGTTTTGTTTGATAATAACGGAATTAAGATTACCTTTACTGGTATGGATTATACAAGCAGTATATTTGGTCCAGAAATCAAAGTACTGATTGAAAATAGCACGAGCACAAATTATACAGTTCAGGTTCGTGATTTTTCTGCGAACGGCTTTATGGTTGATACAACAATGTCTGCGGATGTCAATGCAGGTAAAAAAGCAAATGATTCAATAGGAATTAATAGTTGGTCATTAGAGGAAAATTCTATATCCGAAGACGATATGCAAACTTTTGAATTCAGTTTTCATATCTTTAATTCCGATGATTGGTCTGACGGCTTTGATACTGAAACTATAATTATACAGCTTTAAAATAAAAAAATCCCCTGAGTGCCGCAAACACTCAGAGGACGGTGAGCCGATATTGACAGTATCAGCTCAGAAAATTCACACCCAACAACCACGAAAGGGCGAATTTTGCCCTTTTATTGTAGCACACTTTCGAGGAAGTGTCAAGAATAGGAGGAATATATGCTATGTAAAAAATGCCGTAAGGAAATTCCTGACGGCTCTATTTATTGCAACTACTGCGGCAAGAAGCAGGAAACTACCAAAAGAAAAACACGCCGCAGAGCAAGAGGAACAGGCACGATAAGATTTGACCAAAGAAACGGACTGCGCCACTATCTTGCTTATGCCCCTAAAACCATATCGGGAGCAGGGGGAAGATATCTTGGCGCATACGAAACACGAACGCAGGCTCAGGGTGCTATCGACAAATATTTCAACAGCACACAAATTCCATATGGTACTCTGACAGTTGCTCAGGTTTACCAAAAATGGAGTGAAAAGCACTTTGAAAACCTCACCAAAAGCGGCGAGCAGGGCTACAAGACGGCTTGGAGATATCTTGACAGTATCGCAGGCAGAAAGATAGCAGACCTTAAAACAGCAGATTACCAGCGCTGTATAGATGACTGTGCAAAAGCTTTCAGCCGCTCACAGTGTGCGAAAATCAAGCAGCTATGTTCTCAGCTCTGCAAGTACGCAGAACAAAATGATATTATCGACAAGAACTATGCAAGCTTTATCGTCCTGCCAAAAGAAGTCAAGAAAGAACGCCGTATCTTCACGAGTGAAGAACGTGATAAACTATGGGCGCATTCCTCTGACAGATCCGTTCAGGTCATACTGTTCATGATATATACAGGATTTCGCATTGGTGAGGTTTTCAGTATACAGAAAGAGAACGTACATCTTGACGAGGGTTACATAATCGGCGGTATCAAGACTGAAGCTGGAAAGGACAGAATAGTTCCTCTGCCGCCGCAGATACCTGAAATAAAAAGCTTTGTCGAAAGCTGGTATAACGAAAGCCAGACGCAGTTCTTACTTAATGGCGACACAAATAATTTTCGCAAGCGCAATTTCTATCCTGCACTTGCTGAATGCGGCATAATTCCACCGCCTACTGTTACAAAACAGAAAAGCGGCAGGAACACTGAAAAGTATGACACAGAGATAACGCCACACTGCTGCCGTCACACTTTCGCCACCCTTTCAGCGGACTGCGGTATGCAGCCTGAGAAGCTTCAAAAAATCATTGGTCATGCCAAGTATGAAACGACCGCTGACATATATAATCACTCAGGTCAGAACTGGGCAGAGCTGTCCAACGAGATGAAAAAGCTGGTAAAATAG